CTTCTTACTGATTTTACCAGTAGGCATTAAGATGTTCCAAAAGTAGTCCCCATAAGGTTCAAGTGCCTTGATATGATTATGAATCACATCAACGAATGAATCCTTATCAATGTTGGAAGAGTTGGTGATATTTGGTATCACTAACACCTTCCGTGAATTGTTATAATCTATTGATTCCCAAAAGTTCATTAAATAGTATCTCTTAAATCAATTTTACCATTACTCATACCATACACAGCCCAAACCCAACCATCATATGGGAGTGACCCTTTCATATCATTACAAGATTTACAAGAAACAACCAAATTTGAGTATTCGGTTTCACCACCTTGAGCGTGAGGTATTTTGTGGTCACCAATAGCGTTTTCTAACTTTAATGACTTATCACAATAACCACACGAACAACCTTGCTCTTGATGTTTTTGATTTATATCGTGTTCTGAAAATTGTCGTTTTGAATCTCTACTACTAAATGCGTCCTCGTGTAGATTATTAAAAAGGATATCATTAATCCATTTAATAGCACCGGAATCACTACCCAATCTCCAAGTTGCTTTGAAATCAGTAGACTCACCTTTATATGAGTAAACCAAACCACGAGTAGCTCTAGCTTTGTTCAATGAGTTGAAATAGTGTCCAATGAATTCATCAGAATTAACCTTACCACCATCATTTTGAATTCGTTGAATTAACAACAAAATCTGAACAAGGTCTAATTTTTTAACTCTATTTTGTGAACCCTTTGGCCGTGAAACTGACTTATAGTTTTTAGATGTGATGATTTTATCTAATGTTTTTATCACGGATTCAAATTCAGATACATTTGATTTTCTAAATTTAGTAGAATCAAGATTTACATCACGGTACATAGCATTTAATATGGTTTGATTCTTATTTACAATCTTACCGTGATATATACACGAAAAGAAGTAAGCGATTTGTTCTTCTAAAACCCGACCTTTATGAGCGAATCCAAAATGCTTTAACTTCAAAGAATCATTTATTTTCACCATTTCTGAAAACTTGAATGGACTACGATAATGGTGAGATACTTTTTGTATGTATCGGGCCAAGTCGTGTTGTTCAGGACTTCTCTTATCTTGATGTGTCAGTGCATTAGAATCATTTAATTTCTTAAATCGGTCTACCGCCTCATCTTTTGTAATTTCAACAGCAACACAAGCGTTGAATGGGTACTTCAAAAACTTCTCTACCAAATCAGAGGGAAGTGATGAATAATGAAGTTCACTAACATCGTGCCCATCAACAATAGAACCTTTTGGTAGTTTGACACAATCATCAGCAATAGCAAGTTCGGTCTTCATTCTTTGTTGAGCATCCAATGATTCAACCCGGCCATCGGTGAACCAAAATTCGGCTTGCCCAATTGGTTCACCCTTGAGTATTGATAGAAATAAATTACGTTGCCACATATCACCAGGAGCACCCTTAACATCAGAGAATAAATACTCTCGTTGAATAGTGTCGTTAAATGTAATGTGATTCCGTTTAAGGATTAAATCCTCCATAGTGAACCAAGTATTAAAATACCTCTCACTTACTTGTGATGTTTTGTTTTGCAGTAATGCCCCTGCAAACGGGTTCTTTTCGTAATTTTCCATAATTACCTTTTAATTTGATTAAACAATCAGGTGTTATAGAGTACCCACTCTTTTTATTATAATACTAATATACGAAACATTTTCGTAATTGCCAAACTTTTTACCAAAAACTTACTTGATTTTCTGGCTCGTAAGTTTCGTGTCGTTCTGCTGCTGGTAAGATATCCTTGATATCCTTTGGTGGAGTTTCACAAGGGTGTTTGAGAGATTTCAGTAACTTCTTCTTCTCTGACTTGTTGGTTGGTAGAATCTGAATGTACCTTAACTTGGACATTTCTTTCCTTCTCCAGAACTCTTTGTATCCCTCTTTACCAATCTCGGTTTTGAGGTGTTCCAAGTTGTGACTACCCCATCGTGAGAATACAGTCCGTGAATGGATGTATTGTCCGTGTTCACCTTCCAAACAAATACCATAGTTCGGCATCAATTGGATTTTGTTGGTGTCTTGGAATAACCAATTTGTAGCACGATAGATACCACCCAAATGACCTTGGAATGGGTCTGAATATGATAGTAACATTTTGATGTTGGGAGCGTGTTCCCTCATCCACTTAAATGTTTGTCCTAAAGCGTATGATTCGATATTTGACCCATATCCATCGTGAATGAACAATCGTGTCAACTCCAAACATTGGTCGTTACCCAACCCATCGATAATAGAGGTTACAGCCGACCTTCCTACTGGAAATCCGTAGACTGCGACACCAATCAGTTGTTCATCATTCCCAAGAATGTCTTTCTCATCAGTTTTGTAGAAGATACCCAATGCATACCTACACATAGTCCATGCGTGAGAATAGTGATACTTCACAATCATATCCTTTGCAATGGCTTTGTTGATTTCACGAATGGATACTCGTGAGGTGTCTACATATGTCTTATTTTCCTCTTTCAATCGGGTCTAATTTATGTATCTCTTCTTTGAACTCCTCATTTTCCGTTGGGTAGGGTAATATGGGGTATTTCAATGACTTCAATATACGACTTTTTTTTGACTTATCCAAAATATACACATACCGATGTTTGCGTAACTCCTTTTTAATCCAAAACGGAGTTGATGTCATTTCTTGGATTTTTTTCGGGTTGTTAGTCCCAAATTTTACGAATGAGGTACGACTATGTGTCCATTCACCCCCCTCTTCCCATTTGAACAACCACGAGTCGTTGGGTCGGATTCGGTTACCTTGGTAGAGCCAGTTTGTGGACATATAAACAGTCCCTTTATGACCTACCTTTGGGTCTGAATATGAAATCAGAGCCCTAATGTGGGGAGCATTCTCTTTTAACCATTTAAAGGTCTGACCTACAAACCAACTCTCAACATTACATCCATATCCATCAAAAACGAATAGTCGGGTAAGTTCAAGAACTTCAGTTCGGTCAATAAGTTCGGAAATAGAAGCGCCAGAGTGTCTACCTATGGGGTCTCCATAAGTAGCGACTCCAACTAACTTCTCATTAACACCACTAAAGAATTGGTGTTCTTCTTCGGACTCATAAAACAAACCAAGAGCGTAAGATACCTTTGTCCAAATTCCAGCATAGTGGTGATTTACCACAATGTCCTTTGCTACTGATTTAGCAATGGGTCTTACTGAAAATTTGGATGGGTCAAAGTATACCTTACCTTCTACTTTCATTGATAATCGTTAAATTCACCAAAAATAATGTGAGTCCAAGTTTCACCTTTTACAATCTTACGAATGTTGGCGGGTGATACACCATTGTTTCGGGCCAATACTCTGATATTACGATGACCAATAGCCCACAACTTACGAATGGACTTTACTTGGTCTTCCGTAAGTTTGTGTTGCGGATGTGATTCTCCTCGTAAAGCCATCTTAAACTTCCTCATCAAAAGGAATCTCAAGTTGACCATCATCAGCCAAGAATTGTTGAATGTTAGGTGGAGTAAAGTTTGGCCCCTTCAACACCTTACCATCTTCACGATAGATAGGTTTCCCATCTACACCCAATTTTGACATATTTGAACGATGTACCTCATCAAAAACATCCTCAATAATGTCCTGCATTCCGTGAGCAACCATAGTACCCAAAAGGATGTATAGTTGGTCTGCAAGTGAGTCGGTAACCTCTACAAGGTCATCGTTATTACATGCGTCTAAATACTCAATCAACTCTTCTTTACCCAATTCGTATCTTAACATAGATTGAGATGGGTCTAATAGGGTTGGTTTTGTATTACGAGGCTGGTCGTATACTCTTTGGAAGTCCCAAAGTTGTTGTAACTGTTTTTTCATAACTACTAATATACAAAAAATTATTGATTATTCAAAATCTTTTTAACCTTACTTAATGCGGAAGCAACCACTTGGTGCATATCGTAGTATTTGTACTCTGCAAGTCTACCACCAAAGATTACTTTGTCTTTGTCAGCTAACTCTTTATACTTACGATATTTTTCACTGTTTTCTTCATCATTCACAGGATAGAATGGTTCTACTCCCCTCTGATACTCTTGTGGAAACTCCATACTCACCCAAGTAGACTTTTGATTTTGGTCATCAAAATACTTGTGTTCAATAATACGAGTAAATGAAGAGTCATCGGTGTAATTCATAACTGCACAACCTTGGTAATTATCTGCATTAATTTTCATAGTATCCCATCTAACTGACTTGTACTCTAAATCACCAAATTCATAATTAAAGTATTTGTCAATAGGGCCCGTGTAAATTACTTTATCAGTCAAATCATCCCAATACTCTTTATTTTCAAGATAATCACAATTAGTATATACTTTGATACCATCTAACAACTTGTCAAATATTTGAGTATATCCACCAATAGGAATACCTTGGTATTTGTCGTTAAAATAGTTGTTATTGTATGTAAACCTAACCGGCAGTCTTTTGATAATTGAGGCAGGTAGTTCAGTTGCAGGTTTTCTCCATTGTTTTTCAGTATAACCCTTAATCAACTTTTCGTAGATGTCTTTACCGACAAGTGAAAGTGCTTGCTCTTCCAAATTTGTTACCTTACCATCATATCGTTGTTCTTCAATCTTTTTCTTTGCGTCATGTGGTGTAGTTACCCCCCACATCTGATTGAATGTATTCATATTAAATGGTAGGGTGTAAATCTCACCTTTATAATTAGCAATAACACTATGAGCGTATTGTCTAAACTCTGCAAACTGATTTACATAATTCCAAACACTTTCATCGTTGGTATGAAAGATGTGGGCGCCATATTTGTGAATATGCACCCCATCTTTCTCTTCGGTGTAAGTATTTCCACCGATGTGGTCTCTTTTCTCTAAAACAACAACTTTTTTACCAGCCTTTTTTAGCTCATGAGCACATATTGCCCCAAAGAACCCACTACCAACAATTACATAGTCATACTTACGAGTTGAGTCCATTTATTGCAATTTCGTGAAGTTGTTGACATAGATTACCAGTATCCCAATATGAGTTATTTTCAATTAAGAACGAATAATCAGGGAATGGGTTTTTACGTTCAGGATTTACCAAAATTTGAGTCACATAAATCATGTTTTCCCATTGTTGTCTACGTTGGTAATAAATCGCCAGTTTTACAAAATGTTCATTTCTTCGTGGGTTAAAAGCAGATGCTTTTTGTAAGAAATACAATTGTTTGTCTTCTTCACCCAACCACTCATATGCCTCAGCAATCAACATACAGGCATAATATCCCATATCATCAACAGCTTTTGGGTGTTGTCTATTTTCAAAGTCATGCAACATATTCAAGTACTGCTTATAGTAGAAAATAACCCTTCTGGCATACTCATCTGAATGTGCTTTACCAAATGGTAGGTTATCTACATCACGATACCCATCATGATATGATTTTGCAATGTACCACAAGTGGTAGTAGTCTTCCAATACCAATTTAGTAGGAACTTTATCTAACTCTAAAGTCAAACCATCCGTAATAAATTTCATTGGCGCCAACCAAGTGTTACCATCATTAGTAATTACTTGTCTAAATGACTTTGGTAGATTAACACGTTGGAATGATTCACCTCGTTCCGGCAAATGGATTGTTTCGTGTCGTTTGTCGTGTTGGAAGTACCATGGTAATTTTGCATTCCACATCCAAGTACGGAAATAGAGTGAATTGCCTGGGTCAGCAACAATATTCCAAGATTCTACTGATGTATCGTTTAGGATAGTCCAATCAAAGTCATCTTCAACTTTTAATTGTTCATCAGCATCCATACGAAGAATCCAATCACACCCATGGTCTGCTTTCAAAGCCTCTTGTAAGGTGTGGTCACGATTCCAACCTGGATATTCCCATTTGATTTCATATGTGAATCCAGGAATCCCTCTTTCTTTAAAGAAATCATCAATTACATTTTTTGTGTTGTCATTACCATTACATTGAACGACATAATAATCAACATAGTTCGCAACTGAATCTAACATTCGCTGAATGGTGGCTTCTTCACTACCCACCATTGCGTTTAGACATATTTTTGTGGTTTTCATAACTTAAACATTTAGATATTCTGATTCTGATTTTGCTCCGATAATTCGTTTAACCTCTTGGCCATTTTCCAATAATACGACGGTTGGAATATTTCTTACGTTGTATTGAATTGCCATTTCAGATTGTTCATCTACATTGATTTTCTGAACTGGAATCGTGTTGTTAACTCGTTGCATTACTGGCCCTAACATACGACACGGGCCGCACCACGGAGCTGAAAAGTAAAGATATTGTTTCATAATAATTTCCTAACCATCGCAAGATAAACAATCAGGGTCGGTGGCTCGAGCTGCGATGTCTCCACGAAGTACCGACTCCGTTCTCATATAATAAAGTGTCTTAATTCCTTGTTTCCAAGCTTCCATATGGATTTGGTTAATCCACTTTGGTGATGCTTGAGATGGGAATGCCAAGTTAAGTGATACCGATTGGTCAACATATTGTTGTCTGATACCGGCTTGTCTTACCAATTCAAGTTGGTTGATTTCTTTGAATGTCTTAAATACATCCTTTACCCAATCAACTTGATTGTTTTCAATCACTTGAGAGTCCATATCTTCTTTCTTTTGAAGTCTACCCTCAACATACCCCCAATTATCCAACTCATCCAAACCTTGAACTGAACCACCATCTGTAAGGATTCTATCCCAAGTCTCTTTGTTGTTCATACCCATCTTACGAAGAGCACGTTCCAACTCACTGTTCTTACGAATGAATGTTCCTTTAGCAGTTTGTTCGGTGAATACGTTTGCAGCCCAAGGTTCGATACCTGCGGATACATTACCACTCAATTTGGAGTTGGATACTGTTGGTGCAATAGCTCTCAAGTGAGTATTTCTCATACCTGTACCAACACACCATAGTGGTTCACCATATTCGTTAGCCAAATCACGAGATGCACGTTCTGACTCAATCTTCATTTGAGAGAAGATTCTACGAGTCTCAAATTGAGCAGGAAGACCCTCGAATGACATACCTTTTTGTTGTAGGTATGTGTGCCATCCCAAAACTCCAAGACCCAATGCTCTACCTTTTTCAGCAGAACGAACCGAATTCTCAAATCCTCTCATATTCTTTGCTCTTTGGATGAACTCTTCAAGTACACCATCCAAGAACCAAGTTGCTGTATAGATAAGGTCAGTATCTTTCCACTCATCGTATTTAGCCAAGTTGACTGAAGACAAACAACATACAAATGAGTGTGACTCATCGGTGTGAAGTGTAATCTCACTACAAATATTGGTCATAAAGACCTTCAATGAGTTTTGTTTGTATGCCTCTGGGTTTTGTTTGTTTACATTACCTTTGTACATAATGTAAGGTTCGCCAGTTGCCTTTCTCTTTTGAAGTACCTTACCCCATCTGCGTCTTGCTTCTTCGTTTCCATCCTCAAGTTTTCTCATAAACTTGTCACCAACGATAACACATTGGTGTAGGTTCAAACATTGGCGGTTTACATCACCCTTTGGTTCACGGATTTCAATCCACTCATCAAAGTCGTTGTGTTCAATGTTTAGGTTAACCGAAGCAGCACCTCTACGAACTGCTCCTTGGTTAGTTGCAAGGATTGTAGAGTCGTAAATCTTAGCGAATGGTACTACACCATCACTTGTACCATTATCGGTGATTTTAGCACCGGCAGGTCTAATCATATTAAGACCAATACCAACACCACCACCATGTTTGGCCAACAACATCAATTCGAGGTTCTTTTGACCTATCTCTTGGATTGAATCACCGACATCAATCCCAAAACAAGATATCGGAAGACCCCTATCGGTGCCAGTATTAGAAAGTACAGGGCTAGCAAGATTAAGCCACCCGCGCCAAATATAATCAAAAAACTTACTAGCGAGATGAGGTTTGCCCAACCTGCGTGCAACAGCGGTTGATACCCTCCAATATGCATCTTTTGGCGTTTCTCCTACGAGTAAGTATCCTTTTGATATTGTTTTGACATATATTTCAGTATTTCCCCAAGTTGGAAAGTCAACTCCCAACTCCCAACCTAATTCTTCTCCGTAATTCTTCATAACTTTTTTTACCATAAATCGTTCCAATCTTCACCTTCGTTTGCCTTACTATAATCAGTAGGTCTTACAGCGAAGAAGTCAGTATGTGTTGTACCACCTGTAAGATGATAGAACCATTCTAATTCATTGGCCGATTTTTCATTATAATCAAATAATTTTCCTTCGTACCCCAATTCGTTGTACTTTTCATTTACCCTACGTTGAATGAAGTTTTTAAGGTCATTCTTTTTAAGGTTCTCAAGGTCACCCATTTCAAACATTTTGTCAATGTAGTTGAGTTCCAATTCCAACATAGTTTCAGCAGCCGCTTCAACGGCCTCTTTAACATCAACTTTCAACTCTGGATATTCATCACACATATGTCTGAATAGTTGACATCCCATTTTAGAGTGTAGTGACTCATCACGAACTGACCACTTCATTTGTTGACCGATTCCCTTCAACATATTTCTCATTTGGAATGAGTACAATACTGCGAATGAAGAGTAAAGTGCAACACCTTCGGCAAATGCGGAGAAGATTGCAAGTGAACGAGCCACTTCTTTTCTTGCGTCAGGATTTGACTTTAAGTCTTCGTATGTATACTTGTTTGATACACCGGCAAGGTTCTCAAATCGTTCAGCAGTTGCAGGTTCGTGAAGAAATGCCTCAAAGTCTTCTAACCCCAAGGATTCGTTCAAGTATGAATATGCGGTTGCGTGAATTGTTTCCTGCGAACCGAACATCATAGCCATTTGCTTGATTTCGTGTTTAGGAAACCACTCGGTTACCATAGTAGTCCAATAATCGGATACAGCACATTCCGTTTGAGCAAATCCAAGTAGGATGTTACCTACTAAATTCTTCTCTGATACTGACAAATTTTCATTCCAATCTTTGATATCACTTTGCATTGGAATTTCGGTATGTAACCAAAATGCTTGTGCTTGTTTCAACCAACCCTCGGTGTAGTATTCGGGATATTCAAATGGTTTAAAAGGTATACGATTGTCAAATAGACCCATAGTGGCTCCGCGTTAAAATGTTAGACATATTTTTCATTTGGGGGTGTTTATATATAGTGTTTAAAAACCAATATCACCACTCATTTCTTTATATTTTTGAGCCAATTCTTTTCTTACTAAACTCTCCCCACCTTTCATCTCTTTTTTGGTTTGTTGGCCAGAAATGGAATCATCATTATAGATGTGAATTTGACCGGTTGAGAAGTTGGCCTTTGATGGGAAAGTCATACCATCAGGCCCAAACCGATTCTTAATAACGTGCCATCTACCAGTCCCAGCAAGTTTGTCTTCAATCTTACGAGATAGTGATACCACGAAATCAGCAGTCATCATCTTTGAGAATGACCCCGCAATCTTTGTACCTGTAATAATGTCATCTTCTGCACCACTTCTATTGATTTGAGATGCAGTATAAACCGGCACTTCGTACTCACCGGCCATACCACGAAGGTCTTCAATGATTTCTTCCAACTCTTCATGTCTCTTTTCTTTAGCAGGTCCTCGTAAAAGGTCAGCATAATCCACAATCACCACATCTGCCTTCTTACCTTGAAGAATCATTTTGTCCATATGTGCTTTTAGTGAGGTTACACTAGCGGTTTTGGTAGGATAATGTTTTACTATAAGGTCACCTTTAACACCTTGGACTGCCTTTTTGACATCATCCATATTGTATTTAAGGTTAGCCACAGCAACTCCACTTAAAACAGCATCGTATCGTTGGCCGACATAACCTTCATTCAACTCCAAAGTGTAATGTGCTACTATCTTACCTTGTTTCATTGCGTTAACACCAATGTTAATTAATGACCACGATTTACCAATACCCGGAGGGGCTGCGAATAGAATTAACTCACCCTTACCAAAACCACCTTGTGTAATCTCATCTATGACATTCCAACCCGTTGAAACCACATTACGAACTGAATCTTCATATCGCTCAGTAATCATAGTTTTGTACTCATGACCTATATCTGAATCTTGACCTGCTTTCATAGCAGTATCAATCTTCTTTTTGATGGTATCATACTTACCATCCTCTAAAAGAGTCACAGAATCCAAAATTGCGTTCTTGATAGACTGATTTTTACAAAAGTCAAGGATTTGTTCCTTCACATATGTTAAATCATCACTTTCAAGGTGATTCCAAGCAAATTTAAGAGTGTCAACAACGGAAGTTTTTAGAACATCACGTTCAATTGTGTTTATCTTCACTTTAAGGACATCCAAAGTAGGCATCTTTTCGTATTGGTCAAAATATTGCATAATTGCCTTTACCAACCATTCTGACGCTTCCGAATCAAAGTATTCTGCTTTTAGAATATCGTAGATTTGTCGTGTAAACGACCTATCCGACAATATAGCGGATATAACCTTATTCTGAAATGATGTACTAAACTTACTTCCTAACTTCTCCATATAGGTACAAATATACGAAATTATTTGTTACTATCAAAATTATTTATCGTTGAATTCGTAATCTTTGAAATGATTTTTCAAATTGTTGTGCAAAGATGTAAATGAGTTTCTTAACCACGAGTCTACATTAGCAAACGCGGTATAGAGTTTATCATACATAAACATCTTCTTAAATTCAACCAAGTCTAATTCGGGTTGGAGTTCATCCATAATATTTCGTACTTGAGAAGTAATTGATGATGAAATTTCAGGGTCTTTGAGTTGCATTAATCTATAATTCATCTCAATAGTTGTCACATTTTCAGTCAACTTTTGTGATAACTTATCATCACATTCCGTTTTGATTTTGGACATAAACCCATCCATATCAAGTTCGGATTGATTTAAAAATGACATTTTAGAGTGAATGGTTTTTTCACCAATACCACGAACACCTTCAATATTATCAGATTTATCGCCTGTAATTACACGATACCAAATTAGGTTTTGTGGAATTACCCCATAATCTTCTTTTACTAAAGCTTCATCATACATTTTCTTTTTAGTAGGGGCCCACACTTTAATTCGGTGGTTTACCAATTGAAGAAAATCCTTATCAGATGATACAATGGTGACTTCTTTCTTAAAATAGTGGTTTGCAAGATATGCAATGATGTCATCTGCCTCTACATAATCAATATAGGTAAGGGAGATGGGTAGAACCTGAAGATACTCAATCAATCGACTAAATTGATTTCTCATAGATTCTTGTTGGTCTTCGAGGTCTTCATAACCAGCCAATCGGTTGATTTTTGTTAGACCGGTTCTACCCTCTTTATACCCCTTGTAGTAACTCTTTCTACGATTTGAGCCACCCTTACCATCAAATACGATGACAACACGAGTTGGTTTTAATGTTCTGATGGTTGCAGCGGTGGACAAGAGGAATCCTGTCACACCACCACAATGTTCTCCATCATCGTTTAAGGCAGGAACTGCCCCAAATACTCTGATGAACTGATTTAGTCCATCTATAATAAGAACCCGGTCATTAAGTTCTTCACTTTCTACTTCCTTACGTTCGATACTAACTTCTTTGAGTAGTTCCTTATACCTATTAATCATCAAAATCGGTTACTTCAATATTATCAATGTTTGAACCTGCGCTTGATTCTTTGTAAGACATAATATATGCATCACAAATTTCTTTATAAATTGACTCTTTAAGTTCAGGTTGTTCTGCCAACAATTCCTCAAAGTTTTTAGCTTGGAACTTAATTTCCTCACCAGTCTCTTTATCTACATAAGTGTACCAAGCACCACTTTGTTTTACAAGGTTGTAGGTTTTCATCATTTGTAACCACGAACCATAGTTGTCAATACCACTATCAAAGTAGATGTCATAATCTACTGAACGGAGTGGTGGCCCCATTCTATTCTTAACTACTTGAGCACGAGTCTTAATACCCACAACTTGGTCTACACCACCAATCTTTGACTTCAATTGACCCATTTGTTTCAGTCTTAATCTACACGATGAGTGGAACGCAATTGCCTTACCACCACTCGTTGTCCAAGGGTCACCGAATGATACACCCATACGAGTTCTCAATTGGTTGGTGAAGATTAGTGAAATTCGTTCTCTACCAATAAGATTAGTTACCTTTCTCATTGCCTTCGAAATAATGATGGCTTTTTGAGTTGCGTAACCGGCTTGGTCATAATCAGCTGATATCTCAACTTTAGTAGATGCACCTGC